CTGCGGCAGCCGGGCGTGTTGTTGCGCCCATTTGCGACACCGGAGTTCGTCAGGGTTCTTCGTGGTTGGATGGTCGCCGTGCCAGTGCGTACCGTTGGACACCGTGCAGTCGTACCCAAGAAGCAGGACGCGTTCTGCGCCAAGCTTGAAGGCCAGCTCAATCGCTCTGAGCCCGCTGTTGTACTCCCCGTAGGCTTCATGCCAGTTCAACCCGTGCTTTGCCACTGCCTGGCGCGTACAGCTCCAACGCTGGCAAGTGGTAGGCGCCTCGGCGCCGTAGGAATCCCACCACGCGAGATCACCTGCATAAAGGTGATCGCACCATGGGGCTAGCTGCCAGGAGTTGTTCACGGCGATTGTTGGAAGCCCGGCCCGCCGCACCAGTTCGCAGTCGTGCGCATTGAGGCTCGGGCCGGAGGCGATGCAGACGAAGGTTTTCAATTTTTCACCTCGCATAGAAAACCCGCCGAAGCGGGTTTTCGTTTCGCCTTCAGAATCAGGCTTCGTCGTGCAGTTTCTGCCGGAGCAGATAACCTTCGAAAGCCCAAATCTTATTCCGCGCATTGTCACGGGCGATCTTGCGGCCCAGTTCAACGTCGAAGTTCGCTGGCGAAGCTGCCGCGCTTTCGCCGGTCACGATAAAACCGTTTTGCAGAGTAAGCGCGCAAACGGTCAACGTGGTGCCGGGGAAGATGTGGTAGTCCTCGGACTTGATCGCAGCGTCGATCAAAGCGGGGGTAAGACGTGGGGCATTCAGGCCTTTGTCTTGGATTTCTTTTTCGATTGCAGCTTCAGATTCGCTCATGATTCTTCCTCTGTGGGATGAGCTAAGGGAATCTGAACTCTAGCAAGCCTTTCAACCTTCGTCCACTCCGAGACTGCAAGGGGCGCTTACGTAATCGCGCCCGCTTTCCTGATCCGGCAACCAGGCGTGAACGTTGTAAATATCGCCGTTGTGCAAAATGCGTTGCTTGGCATTCAGGCCGGGGCGCTGGCGGATTACAATGCGCGCGATGATCTCGGACTGAATAGCCGCAGCGGCCAGGAATTCGCGCCCACTGGCCGGAGCAATGCGCGCTGGCACGTCGGCGAACACGGTTACCCAGGCTTCTGTGAAGCCGCCGGTCTCTTCGTCTCGGACTTCCGTCCAATCCTGAATGTCCACCCGATGGCGGTACTGGCCGGCGCGACTCATGGACGCTCTTCCCATATGAACCACAGGGTGCCGGTAGCGGCGCCGCTGCCGATGTTCTCGTACCGAACGTAATATGTGTTCGCGGCGACACCGCGCTCATCCCCTACAACGTTGCCTACGGTGGAGCGTTGCGCAGTGGCGGACGCGGCGACCACTTGGTGGATATCGAAGACCGTGCCGCCCGTATGTGTACCGCCCGCTGCGAAAACTACGGTCGGAGTGTAAAAAGGCGATGGCCGGTCCGACATATTGTTTTTTCCGATAACCGGCAGTGTCTCGGAGAAAGTTCCGCCTGGCGTACCGCCGGCAGCGTTGGTGATGCGCAAACTGCCGTCGTCCAGTTCCAGGCCTTGCGATGACAAAATGACGTTGATCGGGACCGTAATACGCAGAACTAGGGTCTGCCCCGCCGCGATGTTGAACTCGCGAAAGGTCCGGAACTCTTTACCCGCGAAGAAACCGGTCTGCCCGATGTCCACGCGAAGCCTTCGGCTAGGACCGTCGCCGCCATCGGTCAGCAGGTCGAAAGGGGGATGCGCGATCATGCGTTCCGCGTGAGTCGTATCCCGCATGTCGGTTTCTTTGCGGTAAGGGCCGCCAAAGAGTTTCCGTATGTAATCTCCTACTGGCATGCTGGCGTCCTCAATGGGTAAAGCAGCGCCATCACTGGCTTTGGCAGATAGCCCATGTCGTAGGCGCCGTCTGCGTTCTCGTCGCGGTCTTTGTACAGGAAGCCGAGCTGTAGGAGCGTGGCGGCCTGAACTTCGTACTTCACAACCTTGTCGCCTGAGCTGTCGACGACGTAGATCGGATCTCCCGAGCTATCTAGGATCGGATCGTCGTTGCTGTCGCGCTCGACCTCATACGGCGAAGCGCTCTTGAGGTAGTTCTTCACGGCGCTGGACGCCGCACCGATATACGCCTCTATTAGCACGTCATCGAGGTCGTGGTCCATGTTCAGGTGCTGTTTCCCCCTCTCGAGGGTGACGTACATCATTTCAGTGACACCCCTTTGGCCGGGTCGAAGGTGCTCGCGTTCTCGCGCAGGTCTTTACCATCGCGGCCTTTCTTCACAGCGCAGCGCCAATCGGTCTCGCCGCTGCCTGGCACACCTTTAGGCGCGTCACATTTGGCGATCCAGAAGCTGCCGCCATAAGACACGCCGTCGCCTTTCTCGTAAGCTCCGTCCGACTTGAAGATATCGCGATCAATCACCGCGGCGATCTTCACCGACTTCTCGATCACGGTTTCGCCGGCCTGCATTTTGACGGTAACCGTGCGGCCATCGTCGCCGAGCACCATGTCGAAGTTCTCCAACGACAAAGCGTCTTGGCCGTCCTTCGGTTTTGGCATACGATCGGCAGCCTTCTCGAAGGTGTCTCGCGCCTGGCGTTCCCACGATAGAGTCAAGTCGGAGAAACGACGCTCGAACGTACCGGCGATCTCCTCTACCGAAGGAACTGGCAAAGGCGCGGCGGGCTGGATGGCTTTCACCAGTTCGCCGACGTGGGATTTTAGCACATCCATGTCGGCGTCCTTTCCCTTCTCCGGCGCCGGCAACGCGGCTACGGCTTTGGAGACCAGTTCTTCGACCAGGGGGCGTACGTCGTCTAGGGTAACCGACTTGCCGTCTTCGGCCTTCGGCACAAGCGCAGCGGCCGACTTTGACAAAGCCTCAACGTCTACGAGTGCGGCAGCGTCCGCAGCAGAAGGAACGACGATAGCCGCCAGTTGCTTTTCCAGCTGGCCGATACGATCGAGCAGGGGCGCCGTCGCTTCTTTAACCAAGGCGCCCATGGCCTTGCCGAACTCTACCGGGTCGATCATCGGGTAACCTCAATTCGTGCGGCCTGAACTGCTTTAAGCAGGAACAGTTCGGCTAGGGCCTTTTGTGTTTGGTCATCGACCGGGGTATCTGCTGCAGGCGTCTCGACCGCCGGAGCGGCGTTCGGCGTTGGGAGGACGTTATCTTTGATCACGCTAAGCGGGAAGTCCTGCTGTTGTTTATAAACCGTATCGCCGCCGTCAAGAGGTGGCAGGTTGAAATCAAGCCGCCCTTCGTTGATCGTTTCGATGCTGCCGTCGATGAGCGTCTTATGGTAGTCAGCCTTCTTGCCCGCATCCATTCGCATAAGAACCGTTTCGTCCATGTCGACTTTGTACGGCATGGCGTTGAGCCCTTCGGTTAGCAGTGTTTCCATAGCCTGGATCGGTGACTGCAGCGCGTCGTCATAGTAGAGCTGGTTGATCGCATCCACGCCAAGGCCGGAAGGGATCGTGCCTAAGCCGATCTTGAACGGCGGAATGCCGAATGGCTGGCAGATCTGCTCGTCCGAGTACCGAAGCTGTTCGACCATCTGCGCGTCTACCGACTTACTGCCGAGCGCTACGAACGCCAAGCCGTCGCCGACTACGGCAACCTTGCCGGAGTTCTCGCCTGTGAAATTCGTATTCCAGTGGTCAGACAAGCGCTTGGCCGTCTCGTCGCTGATCGCGCCGGGAGCGGACAAGATGCCGGACGGCTGCGCGTTGTTGCCGAAGAACTCCGCGGAGGATTTCAGGATCCGCATGTTCTTCAGGGTCGGCAGATACGCAGCCGCAATCGGCGGCAGGCCGATAAGCGGATGGAAAGGGCAGATGCAGCGGTCGTGGATGATCTCCGACGCCGGTACGACCAGTTCGTTAAAGCCGTCCGGAAGCAGGTTCAGATTGTCGGTGTAGAGCTGATAGAACACTTCGCCGCTATCTGACACGAGCGGCATGACGCGGCACGGGTCTAGGATGTACATACCGACGACGACGCCGCGGTTATCGCGCTCCTTGAGCACGTACACGTTGCCCTGCGTGAGCCTGGACAACGCCCAGTACTCGCGGAACTGCTGGCCTGTCTGGTAGTGGTTCGGCTTGCGTAGCACCGGAGAGAAAGCCGGGCTCTCAATCTCCGTCCAGATGCCTTTGGCGTCTCGGGACTTCAACCCGAACGGCAATTTGCCGATGTCGGATGCGATTCTGTTGATACAGGCGTAGAGCGCCGGATAGTTAAGCAACGTATCCAAGCGCTCTTCTTTGTTGCGTTGCCAGGCGCCTGTGAACGGCTCTTTGATGAGCGGCCACCATCCGCGCGACACGGGCACGTTAGACAGCGATTTCTCGACCGTGACCGCCGAGCGCTTTAGCGAGATGTCAAAGCCGAGTACGCGCATTAGGCAAGATCCTGAGCCGCAATTACTGCTTCGACATCAGACTTTTTTATCCGGCCGTCTTTACCGGTGCCGATCACTTGTTCGATGTTTACGCCGTTCTCCTTAGCGAACTCCAGGATTGCGTCGGAGGCCAGAGGTTCCTGTAGAGCTGCTGGCGATGCGGTCATGACCTTGGTTTGATAAGTGCCGTGACCTAACTTGCGCAGAGTTTCCGCGTAGCGTAGAGCCATAGGGACACGCTTGCCGCCTTTGCTGTAAATGAAGTCGACTTTTGACATGCGGAAAATCCTCAAATTTGAATTGAGTATACGGGTTTCCGAAAATTACTCAAAGAAAAGGCCCCGAAGGGCCTTTCCGTCTAGCTTAGAGCATTACGCGCCCCAGCTAACGCCGGTCAAATAGCTGACAGCCGAGGTACGGCGGCGTGCCCAGTTAATTGTGCGCTCGGCGCGGAAGCCGACCAGGTTGCGCTGCCACAGCGAGACCATGACGGTGGATGCTGTGCTTGGGTTATCCGGCTCGTTGTCCATCTGCAGGGAAGCTTCGGTGGACATCGACAAATCGATGCCGCCTTCATCGGCCACGTAGATGTCGCCGGCGTTGATCAGCGCTACGATACCGCCGCTAGAATCCGAGGGCAGGTATTGGGAGGTAATAACCGGGAGACCTTGGAAGGTGCCTCCGTTCATCGTGATACCTGGGAACTCCGATTGCCCCAGAGGATTGACCATCATGCTCAGGGCCAGGGCGGTCACGGACGACATCAGCCATACGCCCGAAGTCGGCGCGTTGTTAGCCGCGATGAACTGATTAAACAGCGCACGAACATCCGCACGAACAGCATCAGCGTCATCACCGCTCGACGGGATGCCTGCCACGCCGTTAAGGATCGAAGCGGGCGAGATACCTGCGACAGCAATCTTATCGGGATCGATAAAATCGATATCCAATCTTTCGCGCAATGCTGCGGCCAGTTGGTCGCGGATCAGGCCGTCTGCGGACGGGTTCGAATCGCGGATCAACTCCATCGTAGCGACAGCGATGTTCGCCACTTTCAGCGGTTCGATGGTGGTGCGAGTGAAGTCGAACTTCGTCAGTGGCTTGGCATTACCCTCGCCTACCCAGTACCCGTCGCCGCCCGAGGTTTGTCCGATCAGCGCGGTACGGAAGGGCACGTTGCGTAGCGACGGGATGCCGTTGGCGCCGAAACGGCCGAGAATCGTGGTGGGCCGGAGGAAAGAAACGAAGTCAGCAAAGGCGCTGGTTTCTTCGCCGACGAGGGGGGCCGCCCAGGTAGCTTGGGAGGTAGTACCGGCGGCCACGGCGGCCTTGGTCACGAGACGCTCGGTAGCCGCGATAATGCCGTCCTGGCCGTCGTACAGCGCCTTAGCGATGTCGGTAGCGTTGCGGTGTTCCAGGTGGCCGAGAGCCAAGCACTTCGCCGCACGGGCGAATGCGATACCTGGTTCCAACTTCTGGGTGTTCTTCGCACGAACCTGCAGGCCGGTGCCGATGTCCAGGGTGCGGACGCCGCTTTCAGCGGTAACCGGCTTGGCCGATTGTGCTTGCGACTTCTGCATGCCTTTCAGGCGAGCGACGTGTTTGTCGATGGCGCCCACTTCAGCTTCCAGGGTATCGAAGGCTTCGGACTGCTCAGCGTCCAGGGTGGTGCCGTTTTCTGCGGATTGGTCCATGATCGCGGACATTTCGGCGGATTTGGAAACGCGGGTTGCTTCGAACTCCGCGATTTGTTCAGAAACGGTTTTCATGTCTAGGCCCTCCTCGGGCTTCGGAATAGCAGGAAGTTTTTTCGTAACGGGTGCCGAAGCGCCGGCGGGTTTCAAACGTACGACAGGGGTCGCCTTTTTGCCTTGCGCGGCTGGCAGACCAATGTCGAAACTCTTGATGCTTGTGATCGTCGCCTGAGCATTGGCCGGGATAGTCACGGCGGAAAGCTCAAACACTTCTGTTCGGATGTAGCGAATGCCCCAGCTGCCCGCGATCTGCTCGTGCTCCAGGGAGCGGAAACCGATTGAGACCGCTCGAACCAGGCCGGCTTTAATCGACTGCCAGGCTTCCTCGATGCGATCCCGAAGTTTACCTTCCTCTTCGATCTTAGGCAGTCTCGCGGTAAAGGGTACACCCTTTGCAGTTGGCGTGCCGAACTCTACCAGGCCGATAGGCTTGTCGTGCTCGTGCTGCCAAAGAAGGGGCATCGGATTCTTGAAGGTTACGCCCAAGGGCTCTACAACGTCTTCAACGCGATCCGGCGCCGGGGTCGTGGCCCATCCGCTAATAACGCGTTCTTCGTCGCCGACCGCTTTAATCTCAAGAAAACTGTAGGCTCTGTTCATACACAGCTCCGGTAAAGTACGCGCACCTTATCACCCCAAGGTGAACATTTGAAACTTTTTGTGCGCGGCCGGCGGGTTGAGTGCCATCAGCGACACCGCGTTGAACAACGCCATCACCGGGTCGATCTTGGCCGAGCCGGAAGCCTGCTTAGTGATCAGGATCGAGTTTGCC